TGTGATAATATTCCTGCCGCCTATGCTGACTGCGTTTACAGCCGCCGTGATATCCGCCGCAGTCGCCGCACCGACCTCCTCGGCGGTATATGACGGCTTTTCATCAGCTTTCGCCCAGTCCGCAATTTCACCGGATTTAACACACCCCGATAGATCGGCGGCAATCACGCCGCTCGGCGATACCAGCAGATTATCCCCTATCATTACACCGCCGAGCGTATCGGCTGTTGCCACGGGCAATGTATATCCAACGCCGTCAACGCCGCCGTCCGCGATAAACCTGCCGGATATATGCAGATTTCCCGCGCGGTCAAGCACCAGCGCGTCACTTCTGAACTCATTTTCACCGCTTCCCCAACCGTTGCCCACAACGAGCCACACATCTTCCGCCGTCTTGTTATAGCTTCCAAGCGCAAAAACTTCCCAGCCCGCAGCCGTGTGATTTCCCGATGCGTGCGAGTGCTCGCCATACGCTCTGGTATAATACCCTTCCGCGTGTGAGTTACTGCCGCTTGCCACGCACCCCTCGTTCTCCGCGTGAGATGACGATCCCGTTGCAGAAGTGCCATACCCTTCGGCGTGTGCCTGAGTATTTGCCGCTGTAGTTTCTATGCCCTCCGCATGGCTGTACGGAGCGTTAGCCGTAGTCTTATGCCCTTCTGCATGAGCATAATATGAGCTTGCGACATTATTCTCATAGTCGTTGAAAATCTCACAGTTCTTATCGGCGTTTGTGAACTCGCCCACTCCGTCCGACAACGCCTGATATATGAGCTTTTTCTCCTCTTCACCGTCCGACTTTGCGGCTACATCGTCATTTATATCTGCAAGGCAGAACTTTATCCTGTCCGCAAGCAGCGAGATGAAGTTCTCGATATCATTCAGCCGCTTTTCGCTATCTGCCGCCTTGTCTGCGGCAAAGCTTATATTGATATTATCCACTTATCTCACTTCCCTTTTCGCTGTCAAGATATACTCCGTAAAGTACCGCATAAGCGTCCCCGCTCGTTTTACCGCTGATTTTTATTCTTACGGTCTTACATCTGAGCGGTATGATCGGCGCAGCTGTTATTTCTTCGCTTTTGCTTTCGGCGCTGTTATATTCCGCCACCTTTTTCCATTCTCCGCCGTCACCGCTGACATACAGCGAAAGCACCGGAACTTCATTATTCTTGCGGCTGTACCGCACAGCGGCTCTGAGCTTTTTGTATATATTGAACACCTTTCCTCTGCCAATATCTCCGCTCACCGCTTCAAAGCTGTTTTCAGCCTGCTTTTTTGCATCGCTGTCCGTTCCGACAAGTCTTGTGACCGTCAGCTTTCCGCTGTTCCCCTTTGCCACCGCATACAGTCTGCCGTTTATCTCATGAGCCGAGCACACACCGCTGAGCCGTCTTTCGTACCATGCCGCGTATCGTTTGTCATAGAAGTACACCGTCCCGTCAGCCGCCGCCATAACGATATATCTTCCGTCAGCCGTCATCACCGCGGTATCTGTTATATCTCCGCCGAGCTTTGAATCTATCCTGTGCGCCGCAGAACCGTTGAAGCAGAACACACCCTCGGGTGCTTTATAATACAGCAGTCCGTCCGAAGTACACAGCGAACCGCCACTGCCGCTCTGCACACCCCTCAGCTTTATCGTGCTCACCGTAAAGTTTGACGCTTTTGTACCGTAAACGATATGCACACAATTCTCCTTGAAAAACAGCACACTGTTCGCGTATACGCAAGCCCCCGTAAAGTCGCCGTCCGAGCCTACAGTAGCCGCCCAGGCATCGGTCGATATCCCGTCATAGCTGCCCCATTCCACAGCGCTTCCGAGTTTGGAGCAGTATATCTCGTGATTAGCGGAAGAGCACCCCCACAGTCTGTTGTTGTGCTCAACAATAAAATCCATCTGAGGGATCTGCCTGCTTACAGTCGCATTCTTTATGCACACTATCCTGAAGTTTTCCATTCTTCTGCCCTCCGTATAAAAGTAAAGCGTGTCATTATATACGGAGGTATCAAGATTTATAGATACACAGCCGCTGCTCGTATAGCTTTCTTCCGATATCGATTTTATCCTTGCGGTGAGGTATTTTGTTTTGCCGCCGTAGCTGTATGCTATCTTTATTTGATTACCCTCGCTGTAATAAGAAAGCTCCGCACTGTCTTTTGCAACATCTATATACAGTCGTTTGAAGATCGCCACTGTCGGGCGCGTCTGGTTCTGATTATACTCATACAGCGAGCCTTTCAGCTCATGCCTTGTCGGATATGTCACACTTATCGGATCATCGGCGGTATTTATAAGTGCCTCGTCCGGCAATATAAGTATATATGCCCCCATACCGACAAGCCGCTTTTCGCCTGTACTAAGCTCAACTGCGGTTTTCTTTCCGTCAATATAGATGCCGTCCGCCTTTGTGTAGACTATCCCGCCGTTTTTGAACATATATCCGGTTATTCCGTCAGGAAGCTCCGTATACGAAAACGGCTTACAGGTCCTCAGCGCGGGATACGCGGTAAAGTCCAGCCCTTTAAGCTCCTGCCAGTATCCGAGCGGAGTTCCGTTAGAACGGTCTATTCCGCCGAACACCTCGGCGCTTTCCGTAATGCTCTCGATTTTAGACACTTTCGCCGCCATTTTTCCTATCCTTTCATCCTTGTTTTCACATTACTCATATGCCTTGCGTTCCAGTACCGACAAAACTCATCATACAGCGTTTCGTAAAGTGCCTCGTCATTGGCATATCTCTCATATTCCGCATGATAGAAATCGATAAGCGAGCACAAAAACAGGATATATATTTCCGAAAAGGGTCTTTTCACAAAAAGTACCGTACTATCGTCAGTCCCGATTTTTTCCGTATCGGTAAAGCTTATCCCGTTATGCTCATGCGTAAGATAAATATCCTCATATATGCGGCTCTCGATATCCGTGAGCCACCCGAGCTTGTCCGCTTTTCCTATCTCATTCGGACGCAGACTATCTACAGTATCAAGCACTTCCTTTACCGTCATTACTTGCCCTCCTGGACTATCAGCGACAGCTTCCAGCCCTCATCACGGTAGTACTCCGCCTTCTTTCTCTGTACCTCTGCCCTGTCAAGCTCATTTTTGATAAACTGCGGCACCATAACCGTTTCGCCCCTGCGTATAAGATAATTGTTGCAGTTTACAGATACAAAGACATCGGCGTTATACTTGTCGTTATCCTTGAAAAGTCTTACCGGTACAAGCTTTTTAAGTTCGTTGTTGTTATTTTCGTTCATTTTCTTTCCCCTTTTTAAAATTCCCCTGACCCTCCCGTGTGCCGTCATCTCAGCCCCACACAAGGCTTCACCTCATCTTATCAGTTGGCGCTTGTCTTTTCGGAATATACAGGCGAACAGCTTTCTATTCTCACCATATATTCATCCGAAAGGATCTCAGCCGTGCGCACCGCCTTCCAGCCTACGCTTGCTCTCTGGTTCAGCGGATCGTCGCCGTAGCCGAGCTGTTTTACAATGTGCTGAAGACCGCCTCCGCTGACATCGGTGACCGCATATGCGTGTGCGCCGATAACAAGTGTCGAGAACACCGCAACTGCCTTCTTTTCATAATAGGTTGACGCTGTAACATCGCCGCCCGCCGTTACGGTAGCCTTGGAATAGTTACTGCCCGACTTCGTGTAGTAATCCTTGCCGCTTATGAAATTTGCGTCAGCGGTCAGCTGATAGAACTGAGGACAGCTGTCGTCCGCAAATATCTTGGCTTCCGTGCTCTTAACAAATCTTACATTTCCGAGCGAACCTATCTCGCCCTTGAATATGCTCTCAGGCTCAGCATACTTATGCACATCGACCCATTCGGGGCTTCTCATAAGCTCATAAGCCGCATAAGGATGGATTATCGCAACATAATTCTCCCCGTCTATGCCGTCCGCGTTCATGCTTTCAAGCTGAGCCGCCGCACGGAATACCGTGTCCACAGTGAGTACGCAGTCCTTGTCAAGCGCTTCTCTTGACAGCACCTCGCTGCCGTCCTTACCGGGCGCGTATATTACATTCGTACCGGCATTGACGATCTCTCTTGTGATAGTGTCAAGCGTTCTGCCCGACTGACTGCCGAGCAGCTTAGTCGACTGCACAACGTTGTTATCGATAGCCGTGAGCTCCAGCATATCCGACAGCTTTATATAGTCGCCGTACTGATTTACAGTCGCAGTCTTAGCCGTTACCGACAGCATATTGCCCGCAGGGGTAACGCCCTCGACCAGAGGAGTGGTAGCCTTTGCAAGCGAGCTGTACTTTCTGAGCTCTATAGTCTTACCGCCGTTTCTCGGTATGGGATACTTGTCCGCAAAGCGGTCATGTACGAGCTTCGGCTCAGCCATATCAATGAGCGTGTTCTCATAAAAGGTCTTCATCTCGGCTGACAGACCGGGCATAGCCGTAGTCTGCACATCAAACAGGTCTAATCTTACATTTCTTATCTTCATATAAATTTCCTTTCCCGGGCGGCTCTCCCGCCGCCGTCTTTCTTTTTTTCTTATCGTAAATACATTTCCCCGCGCAGCCCGAAACCGCGCATTTCTTGTCCGTCTTTTCCCGCCGACCCACCCGTTTAAATCTTCATATCTCACCACCTTATTAAAATGAATAATGAAGAATGAAAAATGAAAAATTGTGGAGGCGCTTTCAGCGCGCATTTAAAACGCCCCCGCAGCCTTTCGCTATCCCTCGAACTTCACCATTATCTCCGACCCGCACTATTCCCTTTTTCAATGAATAACGAATAATGAATAATTATTGTTGCGCCTGCGGCGCGTATTTAAAAGCGCCCCCACAACCTTTCGCTATTTTCAAACTTCCTGCTTCACTATCACTTTGTACTATCCTTTTTTATCCACCGCCTACATTTCCATTTCTGCCATCACTGCAAAAGCAACGTACACTACCCAATTCCCGTAGGGGCGGCGGCTTGCCACGCCCGTTACCCCGATTTTCTCCACTTTCACAAACACCGCCAACCCCGCACTATCCCTCGCCCCGCACTATCAAAAATCGAAATTCGCGCCATCGGCGCAACCACAATTCTTCATTATTCATTTTTCATTTTTCATCATTCATTATCTTCGCCGCCAACCCCGCCATTCCCACCATCACTGCCGCTCCGCACTCGCCCTCGCCCCGCACTACCCCAATTCTTCATTTTTCATTTTTCATTTATCAAAGCACCACCCTCTCCCCTCTCTCCGTCCTTCTTATCAGCTCCTTTCTCTCACTTTTTGACAGCTTCTTACTGTTGTCGGGCACATTGCTCACCGACAGCATGCTCTCTCTCATTCTCTTGCCGTCCGCTCTCATCGCCCCGCTTTTCATAAGCTCAGACGCGGCATACTCCATAGCCGAGCGGATAATTTCGTCCTTGTGCACAATAAGATAAGCGTCCGCAAGCCCTATTCCTTTATAGCACAGTGAGAAGAAATCCCTGTTTTTCATCTCCCCGACAAGGTCGAATTCAGGATACAGCTCCTTTACAGCCTCACCCTCCGCGCGCCATTTGGCAAGCCTGTACCGCATATCGTTCCTCTGCTCCCATTCGGACTGCCGCTCTATCACAGCACTTTCTACACCGTCAAGGTCGTTTTCGTCCGCCCCGCACAGCCTTGCCGCAAGCCTTACTATCCCCTCGGCTTTCCCCGCACGCGCCTGCTTCATTCTCAGCACCGCCTGCCTGAACTCTTCACCTCCGACCTCATCGGGATATCCCGCAGATGTGTTACCGCCTGCATTATCCTGTGCAGGCTTTTCGCCGCCATTTGCATCGGCATCACCTTCCTTGACGATATCCGTATTTTCTGTCAGCTTTTCCTCCGCCGCATTTTCAACATTCACAGCTTCGTTTTCCACCATACTCACCCCTCTTTACCATAGCAATCCACATACTCGGGATAGTTTTCCGCGAGCATAAAAAATCCCTTGCTTATTCCGTCAACCGCCGTATTGAGCCCCTCATCGTCCGTAACATAGCTGATTATCGCCTGACCGCTTTTCAGCGTCACATCTATGATATCCGTGTCGCCTGTATCCTCGCTGTCATATACATTCTGCGCTATAGTCTGCGCAAGCGTTGTAAGCGCCGCACATACAAGCGATGCCTCCCTCGAGCTGTCCCCCTCGTTTTGGCAATGTCCCGTGATATAAATATCCCTGCCGAGCCTTGACCTGTCTATCCTTACCCTTGTCATATCATATTTTTCTGCGTCATACCCGCACCCTCTCTTATAGTGCGTTCAACGCTCTCCTTTCCCTCAAAATCCATCATTTCAAGACACCCCAGTGCCTGTACCGCCATATCCGGGTTGAAAAATCCCAGCTGGAACAGCTGCTTTGCCAGCTCATTCTGTGCCGCCTTTGAAAACGGCGATTTCTTAGCCGCCGTGCATACAATATCAAACACCGGCTTCTTTTCTCCAAGCTCCACCCCGAACAGCTCTTCCCTGCGGCTCTTTATCTCCGAGTTGTCAAACGCCGCATAACCGCCTGTTATCCTGAAGCTTCTCGGCGTGTCATAGAACTGTCTGATAAGCTCTATGATAAGATAGCACACCTGCTGAAACGCAAAATACGTTCCCTTTATCATATCCCTCGACAGCTTACTTCCCGCCTCCTGGAGCGCCGCTATCGCACTTGCCGCCGTAACGCCTCCCGAGGTCGACCCCTGAGAAAAGTCCCTGTTGCCGCTCGTTTCCTTAAGCTCGTCTATCTTGAAGCTCAGCGCACTCATCACCGCGCTGTCAAGTGGCTCTGTCTTTATCTCTCTTATATCGTCATTTGTCAGACTGCCCGCAACGTGCACAAACATATTCCTGCGGTCGGCAAATTCCGCCTCGTTCACCGCGCTGTTCTGCCTTATGAAGTACCTCTTTCTGCTCATCTGCACCGTATGCTCGAGCACCACCTGCGACAGCTTGTCTATGTACGTCTGCGCGTCCCGCATAACGTCTATATAGCCAAATCCGCACGGTGTGCCCTCCTGCGTAAACAGCGGATCTATAACGAACGGATATCTTCCGTGGCTGTAGAACCCGTCCTTACAGCTCTCGTCATCCTCGCTCGAATACAGCACCTTGTCCCCGCAGAACCTGCAATAGTGCAGAATTTTCTTCCCGCCGACCGTTTTCTTATAGTACCAGTCAACGACCTCAGCCTTGCCGCTGTCGTCAGTCCTGTCGTCTGTTCGGTATTTTTCTACATTCACCGTTTCCTCCGATATACCGTCTTTAAGCCCGGGATACATTTCGCGCAGCTGCTCCTTGTCCACAAGCGATACATAGAACAGGTTTGCGCTCTCTTCAAGCTCCTTTATCCCCGGTTGCCAGAACAGATTCAGTATATCAACATTTCTTATAGCGATATCTCCCCTGCCGTCCTCAAGCGCAGGATCCCACACTACCGCCTGACACGCCGTACCGTTCTTCAGCTTGTACCACCAGCCGTCACTGTACAGCTTCTCAAAGCCGCATCGTTCAAGCACCGCCGGCAGAAGCAGCGACAGCTGCCTTGCACACTCCTCATCTCCCTGCTCTCTGGGAAGCACAGACGGCTCGGGGATATTATCCATAGCGTCCGCGTGCTTGTTAGCTATCGAATTGAACAGCCACGCCGATGCAGGCTGAGGACGTGTATCGTCAGGCTCATACCCTATCTCCGCCCAGTGCCGCATTTTCCACCACTGCTCATTTGACACTATCCTCTTGTCGAGCACCGCCTTTCCTTCCTTATACTTTCTGAGCACCGCCGCCGCGGCAAGCACCTGTGCCCTGCCTATCTTCTCTTTCATATTTCTCCTTTCTGCTTACAGCATATAAAATGTCTCCCTGCGTTCTTTTTTTCTCTGATCGAGCGGATCGTCCCCGACAGGAGCTTCCGCGCGCTTCAGCGGTGCGGCTATCGGGTGCTCCATCAGCACATAACGGCACTCGTCATAGATATGATCCTCCGTTGCGGTGTCTATGTCCTCGACGTTCTTCTCGTCATACATAAGCGCGGGTATCGTCCGTATAAACTCCCTGCATGTGCAAAAGCAATAGAACATCGGCTTCCCGTCACTTCCGAAAGCAAGCCTGTTGTGATACTGCATCTTCCCCGCGATTCTCGCATTGTCCCCCGGCGACCATATCACAAAGTTCGGTGCTCTCGCCATAAGGTCTGCAACGCTTTCGCCCCTGCTCTTGTCGAATATAGACGGGTCTGCTACCCCGTACACGTTTCTCCCCTTTATGTTCGGATCGTCACGTTCGATTTCCCTGATATTCTCCGCGATCACCGACGGTTCAAGCCGTATTCCCTCGTTCGGCTTTTCCGTACAGCCGTAATACTCGCGTATCCTGTAGACACGCCCCTCGGTATCCACTGCATACCACCCTACCGAAAACGGCTTTGTATACCCGAAGTCAAACCCCCGCACTATCGCCCAGTGTTTAGGTATCTCAAACGGCTTTATAACGTGCGTCCACAGCCTGTCCTCATAGTGAGCGGGATCATCTCGCCACTCCGAGAACACCTGCCCGGAAAAGCTGTCCCAGTCGCCGTACAGCAGAGCCTTTTTCTCCGCAGTCGGCAGCATCGACAGGCTCGCAAGATACGCCGGGTCATTATCCAGAAGCTTCTTGTTATCAAACACGCTCGCAGGCACAAACACCCTCGAGCGGCTGATTTTCACCGCCGTGCCGTCAGGCTTGTACACCGTATGCTGTTCGCTTATCGGCTTCAGCGGTTCTCCCGCCGTGATAAATCTCTGCTTCACCCACGAGTGCCCCGGACCGCCCGGGTTCGCAGTAGCCCTTATGTACACCCTCGTGCCCTCTCCGCCCGGTCGGTTTCTTGAAAACATATAGCTGTACTCCTCCCACGAGAACTGCGTCAGCTCGTCAAAGCCCACAAAGTCGAAGTGCTTACCCTGATAGTTCAGCTTATCCTTACTGCGTTGCATCGCCCCGAAATATATCTTCGCCCCGGACGGAAAGCTCCAGCAATGCTTGGTCTTGTTGTACTTAGCCATCGGATAAGCCGCACGGTATAGCGCCGCCGACCTGTCCTCAAGCTCGCTCAACTGCGGATACGTTTTTCTGAAGATTATCCCCCTGTAGCACGGTATATCGACCTGCCTGAGCGCTTCAACAAGCAATGCATCGGATTTTCCTCCTCCCGCCGCACCGCCGTACAGCGCCTCATATTCCCCTCTTTTCATAAACTGAGCCTGTTTCTCCTGCGGCGACCAGACAACACGACGTTTCAACCGTCGTGCGCTCTTCTCTTCCCTTTTATCTTTTTCCATTGTTCTACTCCTCCCGGAACTATCGTTTTAATGAATAATGAATAATGAATAGTGAATAATTGTTGAGGCGCTTTCAGCGCGAATTAAAAACGCACTCCACAACCTTTCACTATCCCTCAAACCTCCTACATCTCCACCAAAGTGCCGTATACTCTCAATTTTATCCATAGGGAGAAGGTCTGTGTTTGCTTTTATGGTTTTGCTCCTGTAATCGCGGCTATTTGTGGTCGATGAGTCCTGCGCCAACGATTTAATAAAACTACCATTATTTTCGATTTCCCGTAGGGAGGGGCTTGCAATGCACGGATGCATTAAGCGTGTGTGCCTAGAGTTTCGCAGGACGCGAAACCATACAAGCACACACAGACCCTCATCGAAATATCGCATTGATTATTGTAATTTACTCTATCATTAAAATCTTTTTCTTACCCCTCGCCACTGCACTACCCCAATTTCAAAATCCGCGCCATTGACGCCACCACAATTATTCATTTTTCATTATTCATCATTCATTCTCTCTCGTTCCCTCGCCCTCGCACCACCCAAAATTAAAATCCACGTCGTAGGCGCCACCACAATTCTTCATTTTTCATTCTTCATTCTTCATTTTCCTCCCTCTCCGGCAGCACCACGATCCCCCTCTCGCTCTCCTCCTCGCCGTCCTGCATCATTTTTTCGTCCCATTCATACCCGCACCGGTTCTTAAGCCAGAATATCTGCGCAGTTGTACTCGGCATGACCTGCTTTTCAACGGTTTTGACTATGCCGAGCTTGCCGTCCTTTCCGACCTGCCGTGTTATTTCGGTCTGCGTATACCCGATAGCACGTTTTAAAAGCGCACCCTCGACCCGCTTCACCTTCTCTTCCTCCGTGATCTCCTCGGGCTCATACAACTCTCTTATCTCACTGCACTGCTGTTTCCATTTTCTGAGCGTACCCCTGTTTATCCCGAGCGTTTCCGCAGTTTTTCTTTCACTGTATCCACCCTCGATACACAGCCTTATTCTTTCGATGATATCCTGTGTTACCTCAAGCTTTTCCGCCGTAACTGTCATCTCCTTCCCACTCACCGCAGTACTCGACATCATACCCGCATACCGGGCAGAAGCTTTCGTCCTCATACGCCGCCATGCCCTGATATTCTCCCCTGTACTGCGGCACTGTTGTAAGCTCTTTGTTGTCAAATTTCCTGCCACATCTCAGACACTTATACATATCTCCCCTCCGTTTCACCGAATTTGTCCGTTTTTTAGTACTGTATATACATTATAATTATTTATAAATGGGGTCGCAGGGGCGAAGCCCCCGTGCAGGTCATCAGCCATTTGTGTCACTGCATCGTGCAGTGACTTTGTGTGGCTGACTACAAGCATCCTTGCTTGGACTATAGGCGGCAGCCCCAGTAATATTGCCCAGCAAGGATGCCGGGCGTGTATGCACAAGGGCTTTGCACGATGCAAAGCCAACCAAGCATACACAGCCCTTCCCATGGGGAAGGGGTTTGGGGTTAGGAATAGAAAATCTGTAGTTTCTTTATAAATAACTTTTGTCTATAATGTACCAGAAATCCCCCCACAAAAGATTTTTCGTTTTATAAAATCAACCTTTCGTTGTCGTTATCATAACACACTCCCTGCTATTTGTCAACCCTTTGTTGCATAAATTCCGCATTTTTGTGAAACAGCAACAAATCGACGCAACGTTTTGTTGTTATTATTGACAAATCAACGCAATGTTGCTATAATAGCATCAGACAACACAATGTCACTGTGAAAGGAATAGCGGATATGAGCACTTTTTCCAATAAAATAAGAGAACTGCGTAAACAAAAGGGCGTTTCGCAGGCAGTAGTAGCCGAGTACCTCGGCATAACAAAGCAGGCATACAGTCTTTATGAAACAGGCAAGCGCGAACCCGACTTTGACTCGCTTTTAAAGCTTGCAGAGTATTTCGGCACAGACACCGACTCGTTGCTGTACGGCAGCAACGCCACGGCAGTTCCCGACAGTCGCCTTAAGTTCGCGCTTTTCGGCGATACCGAAATAGACGATGATGTCCTTGACGATGTAAAGCGCCTGGCAAAGCTTCACCTTGAACTGCGTCGCAGTAAAGAAAAAGACTCAAAAAAATAA